GTTCTTTGATGGTTCTATTACGGTTAGGGTGCACGTGGTGCGGGGGTGGGGTGCATCTCCTGCGGGGGTGGGGTGCACGTGGTGCGGGGGTGGGGTGCACGTGGTGCGGGGGTGCATCTCCTGCGGGGGTGCATATTGTGCGGGGGTTAGCGTGTACTTAGTTGATCTTCCGGTGCTCATTTGGCGGGTTAATGCGCCGTGCTTTTCAAGCCACAAAATAGCATTTTGAACGGCTCTTTCAGATGCACAAACGCGCTCACATATTGTGGCTATTGACGGCCAGCATGTACCGTGGTCGTTAGCATTATCAGCAAGGGAAATATAAACAGACTTTGCCACTTGGGGCATTTGAAGCGGCCAAATAACGGCCATAATTCTAGTGCTCATACTGTCCTCATTAGTGACTAGCCCAAGGTGGAAATTACCGGGCTGGCGCACTTTTTAAGTGAAAAACGGCATCTTGAGCCAGTCGCTAATGAAGACAGCTAGATACCAACCTTTTACGCTTTCCACGGCGCAATTAGATTTTATTCGTTTGCTTCAAAAATGCAAGTCCCTGCTTAGTAATCGCCCACACTCGTGCGGGTCGTCCTTTTTTGCTCAGCCTTGTATCAGTCGTAACTCTGACAAGTTTTGTCATCTCTGGCAGTCGTCGGCTTATCTGGTATTTGTCTATCCAGCAATTCACTGCTATTTCGTCAGCAGTGCCGTCTTTCATGTCAGCAAGTGCCAGTAAAATAGCTCGATAATGGCAGGGCGCAAAGTTTGCCGCATTCTCGCCAGCATCTTTACTCGTCTCTGGGTCTGTCATTCTTGCTCTCATTTTCATCTCCTATGAAATAATCACATCCTTTGGCTGGAATCAAAAAAGCCTCAAAGTCACGCACTACTTGATAACCAACAGGCCGCCAAGGTGAAGTAAAACGTGCGCATTTATGTCGCTGTTCGCATTTTTTGGCTTCGCAACGCGCCATGTCGTAAGGTAATGTCATATCGGCTTCCCGCAGGGGTAAGTGGCTGCTAATGACGTGGTAATGATAAATTCAGCAGATAAGTGCCGGTATTCTGGCACCTGTTTGAGAACTTGGTGTATCAAGTCTCTTGCTTGGCCATACGTCACTTCCGATGGCGCACAATGTAATTGTCCTCGCGTAGTGTCAAAAATGCCTCCAATGTAGCCAACAGCAAAGCCCTTATCTACCCATGAACCGCTCTCAATTGCTGAAAGCAAAAAATTGCCATTTGTAGCGTGTGCGCTTGCAGTAGAAGCGGCAAACAGTAGGGCGGATAGTAGCTTTTTCATGCTTTCTCCTTAATAGTTTCAATCAATAAACGTATTCCATTTGAACTGTCTAACGGTCGCTTGCCGTTTTCTTTTAAGTATTTCCTTCCCTGCTCGTCAATCCATAACTTTCCTGCTTGACGTATATTTATTGTCTGAGCCACGTTCAGGCGTTGTAGTGTTCCAGTGTGCGTGTACATTAAATCACCTTTATCAGTTTACGTTCAAAAAGTTGAGCTATGGTCTTTCGGTGTGCTTCTTCCCATAAAAATTGTTTTTGGTGCTTGGTTAGTGCGTTTCCCTGGTCAATATCAGCATGACACCTGAAACACAAAGCCGCTACCCTGTAATCATGCGCCTTTATCCCCCTTCCTTTTCCGTCTCTGAGTTGGTTCGAGTGTGCCGCTACGACCGTGCCATCGTCCGCACCGCAATTTTGGCATGGGAAATCTCTACATGCTCTTAAAAGTTTTTCGTTTCTGTACATTGCATTGCCTTCCATGCTTTTATGTATTCAATCAAATCTGTCATCTGCGACTTACTCAGGGTACTAGTACGCTGATACAAAACATCCATGCCCTGACCGTCCACGGCTTGAACATACAAAACCCCGCCTTGTTGAGTAGCACGCATCCATGCCGCTGTAAGTAGTCGCTTCCATTGCTCTACCTCCAGCGTCATGTTGCACCATTTTTTATTTGCTGCCAGCTCCTGCAATTCAGCGTGTAAAAGCGCGTTTTGCTCAAGGTTGCGGGTCGGTTCTGTCACTTTCACCACCCAACCATCAGGCGCTTGCCTGATAGCTTGGATGGCGTTTTCTCGTGCAGCCTGGTGGACTAAACGAAACATCATTTATTTACTTCCCGCATCTTTGCCGTCGCACTGTGCAACATCAGTCCATGTATTTTTTTCTGCATTCTTAGCTTGGCCAATCTTTTTAATAGCCGTACGTTTTTGGCTGCTCACTTTTGACCATAGCGCCGTTTGTTGTTCAGTGTCTAGGGTTTGCTTGGCTCTTGTGTATGCGTCAAACGCCGCTTGATCTGAGGTTGCGCCTTCAATTTCCATCGCAAAATCAAGAATCAGGGCGCGTTCTTGTTCATTGCACTTTTCCAGGTAATCTTGTCCGGCAGTGTTAGCCGGTATTTTCATTTTAATTTGCTCGTGAGTTGTTGCATCTGCGTCATTATCGCCCTCAGTCGGTATGCAAAAAGCTTGAATTGCAAGATATTTATAAGCAGCACTCATTGCTTTGTTCGTTGCTTTGTCTGCTGTATCCATTGCTTCACCGTAGGTTTTTGCAATGTGTTTGCTTCCGTCGTGAATTGAAATAAAGTCAAACTCTACTTCCAATACAACATTAAATATCACACCGCCTTTTACGGTTTCTCTTTCAGTTTGAAGCCTTGACAAAACTCGCGGGATAATGACTAATCCGTGTTTAGAAAGCAATCGCGCCAATGCGTTATATACGTCATCAATACCCCTAAATGAATAACCTTGCTGCGCGTTTTTACGGTTTTTAGAAATTCCGTATTGCGCCAAATCTGACATCACTTTGCTAATTAAAGCATAAACATTATTTGTCATAATAAATTCTTCCTCTCGTTGGTTTTGCTCATAAAATTGTTGCTGCGTCATGTTTTCCTCCTTTTATTATTATACACACTTAATCTATTGAATCAACCTGCCCCTTCAAATATTTTTTACGGTGTAGCTCCCATCTCACAATTGTTAATTGTTGCGAGATAATCCTACGCTGTCTTTCTAGGTCGTCTATGGTGGCTTCAAGCGCGTCGAGTTCAGCCTGGTCGCCGTCTTGTGCAAAAAAAGCAATACCGTTTTGCCAGGCTCGTCTAAATTTTGATGCTGGAAAGTACAGCTTGAAAAACTCTTTGATATCAGTCATTTTTTACCCCAATACCATGCGCCAACTCTATGGCGCGGACATCGTTCACCGCGTCTGTGGTGGTTACAGCCGACAAATTTAGCTCTGCAATCTGCTCATACGTCAGCGGTTTGAGCGTCTTATCTTTTGCTCCAGCAGCGTAAGCCATATCCCAAATATGAAGCGCATCGCCTGCTCTAAAAACTGCTTCGCTTGCGGGAAATGAAATAGAAATGTGATGCCCTCTAGTAGCTGCTTGCCACTGCTCTGCTTTCTCTAGTTTTTTAACTAAGTCGTCTCTAGTCATTTTTCACCCCTTGCGCGGATGGCGGCGGCAAAGTCGTCGGCGTACGCCCGTCCAACAAAACCTTGGTCAATCGTTGCTTTGATGACGGCCTCACGCTCATCTGCTCGTACTTTTGCTTCAAGTAATTCAGCGAATTGATAGCGTGTGTACATTTCGCCATCGGCAACGGCCTTGCATAGCGCCTGTTGCCACATAGCGTCTATTTCATCGCGGGTCAGTATGTCGTTTTTAGTCATTTCTCACCTCTTGCTAGTATTGCTTCTAGTGTTGAAGCAAATGTGTTCCAGTCACCCCCAAGCAAGTCCATTCCTGCTGAATTCCATGCTTCATATACTGCATCAAAGAATAACCCTTCGTGTAATTCAGCAAAGCGCTCAAGGTGCAACAATGCCGATTTGCTCCAGGGCTTGCCAGAATCATCGCCCCAAACCTCCCGCGCCATGCGGATAGTGTCGTCTCTAGTCATTTCTCACCTCTCTTTTCAATAAGATATGCACAATCTTCTAGTGCCTCAATTACAATACTTAAATGCTTATCTGTCTCAGCAGCTTCTTTTCTACATATTGCCGCACACTCTTTACGTACTTTGGCTTCAAAAGTTTTTTCGCGCTCATCATGCGAAGTCTGGTCAGACAACACTGCTATAGCTAATGCTTCACAAGTTGTCAGCTTATTTTTCAGCTTGTCGTGTATTGGTTCCCAATACTCCATGTCAACCGAAGTTGCCTCAAAGTTTGGGTTTTCGATTAGCTGCTCAATTAGTCGCAGCTTTATTTCAAGTCTGTCGGCTTTAGTCATTTTTCGCCTCTCTAGCTTTCAGCATGTGGTCTGCCATGAAATAAGCATCCTCGGCAACGACTATGCATTCCTGCGGGGTTATGCTGCGAGGCAGCCGGCTCAAGAGGGCTTCCATCGCCCTAGCCGCAAAATAGTCGCGCAGTGTCATGCCGATTCCGTGAACGTCTTGCAGCTGGCCAACAATCGGAAACGCTGGCCCACCATTGTTAATTACATTAGTCATATCTTTCTCGCTCTCTTTTTGACGTGCTTTGAACAGTCTTTCTAATGCAGCTTCGACTGCGATCAGTTCACACGTAGTAGCCATCCCTGCGTCGTTGTTGCAATAATCGACTAGCGTTTCTACTGCAAACTCTAGTTCCTTATATTTGTCTAGCTCTTCTTTATTCATTTATGCCCCCAATGCGTTAAAAATAGCCTGAACTTGCTCATAAGTCAGGCCGAAAGTAAGAATTAGCAAAGCCGCAAAAGACACGCCAGCCAGCCCCCAGGTTATGCACTCCATGAAAATACGTCCTATCATTTCGCCCTCAACTCTTCCAATTTTTCCCGCAGGCAGTCAGTTAAATACGGGTAACTTGTGCCAGCATTGCCCTCTAAAATTACCGAAACCAGTGTTTCTATGCTGTAATTGCCGAATCCGGCAATTTCTATGCGTTCATCTTTGAAAATTACTGCGTATTTAAATATGCTATTCATGCTAATCGCTCCATAAAGTCAATGACTTCGTTACAAATACGGTGCTTTTCTCGATGGCTCATTTTTTTTTCAAGCCAGTCGGCTTTGTAACCCTTGCGGTCACAAATAACCCAGTTCATGCGGCCACAAAGTGTCCCTTCGTCATCGTCGCCCATGTCATACTCAATCACGGCTGCAATGCAAGGAATACCGTTTACCGTAGTATGTATGTCAGCTATGCTGTCTTGAGTAGGTTTCATATTTAATCTCCTGTCAATGATTAGTATTATACACACTCACAAAGACTATGCAAGCACTTTTTTGTGGTAAAAAAAAGCCCGGCACTAGGCCGGGCGAATTGCTGGACAGGCCAGCCAGGAGATGAAACAACGTCAGTTTACTTGCTTTGCCCTCTACTGACAAACCAGTAACCGAGTACAGCCGAAGCTTGCCCGGTAAGCCACGCAAAGGCTTGCATTGCAGCGTCATATCTTTGGTCAATGCTCAAGGTTTCCCATCCCGCGCCTAGTCTCTCGACTAACAGCCAGTTCAGGTATAGCGCCATGCCTACCAATAACAGCGTCAGGCTAGGGCGTATCATGCGCCGGAAAGCGTCCGTGAGTATTAGCAACCATGCCCAACCACCCGCGCTTTTAACCGTCTCAGCGTCCAGGTTATCGGCTGCATGCGCTTGTCCGATAGCCGTCATTCTTGCCGATTCTATGCTTCCCTCGGCTTCTGCGACTGCTACCTGCAACCTGCCCTCGGCCTCGATTTTAGCTAGTTCCCTGTCTTCTTTCCTAAGTTCTAGCTCATGAGCTTGGTCAAGTTTTTTGATCTCAATGTCGGCTTTTTTGTTCAGGAAAGCGAATATGCCACCAATCAGACTGCCTACCGTGCTCGACCCTAAAATAGCTAAAATTGCGCTTAACATATCACCTCCAGTGTAAAGTTTTTCCCGTTTGCCCAGTCCATCAGTTTTCTAAGTGCAGGCCGTGAAACAAGTCCGGCTCTCTGCATGCGTCCGTCCGGTATCTTGATTGCGCCTAGTCTCTCGCACGGGGCTATGCAGCCGTGTAATTGCGTGACCCATCCCTTATTCACATCCCCCGCCAAATTCGACGCATGAATCAAGATATGGTCTCTGCCCGGTACATTTCTCACCCCGTAAACTCGCCCGAATCGTGGGCTATTGACTAAAGCGCATTCATATGTACCCACCGGAATGCAGCTTACCCGCCTTTGATTTTCTCGCCAAGGCAACTCAACCGTGTGCAATGTGTTGCCGCCAAACAACAAACGTCCGAACGTGCCTTGCTCTGTACTCTGTCCACGTTTGAGCGTGACTATCATCTGTCGATGCAAGAAGCCACTAGCTTGTATTCTTTGGGCATGTCTTTTAAGAGCTTTGCTTTGGCTAGTTCGCAGGTTTGTTGTGAGCCGTGAACAGTCACTACGGGTTGTGTCATAACATTAGCGACAATAAAAAAGCTAATCAAATAGGTCATTTTTCCACCTTCACTAATCTTTGCTCAATTTGCACAATTTTAGCGTCAGTGATCTGGTCTTTAACTTTCAGTTCCATAAGTTCTTTTGACATAGCCTGTTGAGTTTGCATAACCTCTTTACCTAACCTCACCGCGCTTTCCAATTGCATTTTAAGGTCAGATGCTTGCCAACCGGCATAAAAAAGAGAAGAGGCTACCACCCCAAACCCGCCTATTAGCCAGGTTATTGGAACCTCGTAGCGTACAGTTAATCTTTGCTGTTCCATAAGTTCTTGGACTACCTCTTAAAAATAGTCCATCGAAGTTCTAAGCCTACAGCATCATATAAATTTCTATCTTGGCCTAAAACGCAGCTATGATGCGTATATTTCAAATTGACTTGCAAACGATCAGATGAGGATTGCCATATATTTACCCAAGCACCTAAATTGCTTGTTCCGTAATTGTCAACGCTGTTTTTAACGCATTGCGGAGATTGTCCTAACGTGCGATCAATTCCAACAAACACACCAGCATCGTTAAACCAACGCCCTTGCGCTTGTACCTTATTTAACAAAGACAAAGCAAGTGCAATAAACAGTATAGCCATTGGCGCAATAATGATTCCTTTCAAAATGCCCTTACCTGTTTTTGTAGAAAAATAACCAGGCCACTTTGACGGTGGCAGTTT